AGACCGTCAGGTGAGGCTCTGAGGAAGGGATAGTCTGGATGTGCAATTGAACCCGTAGGCTCGACAACTAAACCAGTGAGACCCTCAAAAAACGCGATAGCAATAGGTTCATGCTCCGTTCCCCAATCGGTGAACTTGTTTCCCTTGAATTCTGATTCAGCGTCAGACAATGCGCGTACTGATTCTCGTACCACATCTAGCGGCTTGGAAAACTTATGCTGACGTTCGAAGGCAGCGCAGTTTGAAGCGTTAATTTTACCGGCTCGTTCTTTGAGCCAACCTGCTTCGCCCTGGTTAAACATTTTTCACCCCCATCAGCGGAGCCAGGTCTTTGCGAAACTTGTTCATTCGCCGCTTGAAGTTCTTGTCAACAAGACCGCGATTGGTCAAACCCTTCTCAATCTGCTTGATCTTCACCTCAAGCCCGTTCAACGTGAGAGGAGGGTCAGCCTTTGCCGCTGCGAAAACCCCGTCCATATAGTTTTTAACCTTCTCAGCATCAGTTAACTCAATTACAACTTCATCGTTAGCAGGAACCAGCGAGAGAACATTAGAAACTTTGGCTCCGACATTAGGTCTCTCGTCTTCAGACCAAAGTCGCCAGAAGAGACCCATCTCTCCAAGCGCCTTGCAGCGAACTCGCATTTTGCTTTTGTTTATTTGAGTTGAGTTAGGACTGACAATCGCGACAAAGTCCTTGTCCATCACAGGCAAAGAAGCTTGGTGCGTGACACCTTCAATCCGAATTGCGATTTTTACTTCTGCGGTCTCGTCTGGGAAAAACCACGCATCATTCCCGTAATCATCTGTGAGATATTCCCACTCGACGTTTAGGCTCGTTTCTTTGTTTGGATTTTGGGCGAGGACATAGGTATCCATCCAGTTAACGTAATGAATTTGTTGACCAGTGGAGGTTGTCTCTTCGAGCAGTTTGGCGGGGAGCGGGACTTTGTCGTAAATCGCCCAGAGCTGGGACTTTGATAATTGTGTCATTTGATTCATCCATGAATTAGAACAAACCAAATACTACATTATTAGACCATCTTAGGTCAACTACTTAACCAAGTTGGTTTTGTACCCCCGTGGTGGGGGTAACAAATAGCCTATACCATCACTTCTTGTAAAATACCTTCTATGCTCACATCCCCAACCTTGACCTGAAATTTCGAGTGTCGGGCAATCACATGGAAAAAGAGCCTCTCCAATCCTTTACTGCCCATACCTGCGTTCACGCCGCAACGAATGTAATCTCGCGGGAGATTTCCGTTGTCCATAGGCACCATATAGGAATGCCACATCGATCCTTCGTGACGGAAAATCGCAAAATTGGGTTCATTGGATTTTTCTGCAAGCAGATGCTGCTTTCGGTAAACCTTTACCTGTCTAGGGAAATGCATATACATAACGTCAGCCGACAGATTCTTCGGGTCATCCCAATCCGTTTGCGGATGCGCCTTCGACAAAATGTCTTTTAGCAAAGAAGGAACTTGGGACACTAATTCCATTTTGTCATCATAGACAACAGCGTTTAAAGGTGAGGCTCCGTCCTTCTTCACACGGTAAATCGAAACACTAGTGTCTTGCTCAAGGTCCGATCCAAAGTGTGCTGGGTTTTCTCCGCAAAAAGTTACTAAATCACCTATTATTTGTTCATCATTCGCGTAATTCGGATTACTAATACTCGCGCCCTTCTTTTTCATCCTTGACCCTCGTTCTTTTCATTGTCGATAAACGCATGCATGAAATTCATGGTGTCGCTCATTGTTGGGGTATCGCCGCTAAGGTGTCCAAGTAAAATAGTGAAAACCTTCGTGAAGGATTCGGGATTCAATGGACTCACGAAACCCTCTCCCCCCTGCTTAACTTCAAACTCTTTCGTCATCAGCACTGCTTGAAGAACGAGATCGTCATCTGCTTGCGGGATTAATTTTCGTGATGGTTCTAGCGTGATCCATTCGATCAAATCGATCTTGTAGGTCACGGACACTTTGTGAGCCAGCTCAAGGTCGCGTGGGAGCGAACCTCTCAGCCAGCCCTGTACGGTACTCATACTGCAACCAAGCTCGCTACTCATTTGAGTTGCTCGACCGTAGTTCTCCAATCCAAACCCGTCCAGGGCTTTTCTCAGCCAATCCTTTCGATGTTTTTTCGTGAAGTCGTTTCCTTTAATCATCGTACTATCCTTGTGAATCTATCTCTTACATCCATGTAGTGACTCTTTTTGCCACAGAATGCAACGCTAACACGTTGTTTCCAACTATGACACTTTTTAAAAGCGTCCACATTAGCCAGCTTCCGACCTTAAATATAGTCAAGTGAGATAGATTAGGTTTGTGTTTACATACTTGGTCTAATGGCTCAGTATTGATGGCATCAAGGAGAGAATATGATTTTTAAGACCCAGCACCGCAGTGATTTTACGGTCCTACCCAACGCCCTAATCAGGGGTCATAGCCAAGATCCAAACACAAGAGAAGATAGCCTCACAGCAGAGGGGCTGGGCATCTTAGCGTACCTACTGTCTCACCAGGAAGATTGGCAGGTCTGCGGAAAGCAGATGGCAGCGCACTGGTCAATCTCCCCGAACAAGATGACCAAAATCACTTCGCTGCTCGAAAGCGAAGGGTATCTCAAGCGTGTTTACAGGCGAGATCGTGGTCACATATGGGATTGGATCGTTACCGATACTCCCTACAATTTCGGTGAAGATCGCAAAATTAAAGATCGCATATATCAAGATCGCGAAAACAAGGATCGCAAATCTAGCGAACAAAGAAGTACTAAATCTTTAAAAGAAAAACTAAATACTAAAGTAATAACAAACACTGTCGCCGACATCACCGGTCACATAAATCTTTCTGAAGCGATTGCTCTCTGTCCACCGAATGTTCCAGCTAGGGCGTGGACCGATTGGCTTACCGGCAAGACCACGACTAAGAAAATCTCAAGCCGTCAGGTAAAGAATGCCCACGCGCAATTCGAGATACTCAGGGACGCTGGTCTTAGAAACTTTGATCAGGCAGTCGCTATCGCAAACAGCAAGGAGTGGAAAAGCATCCAACCGCACTGGGAGCAGATCAAAAACCTGATCAGCGCCAGCATTTACGAAGACGGGGTGAAGTGATGGAGATTGCAACTCTCAGTCAGCACATCGCTCATCATTCACGATCTCTCTGCCGTGAGTTATTACCGGAAGGGATTGTTGAGGGAAACAACTACCGTATTGGTGACGTTTTCGGAGAAAAGGGCAAGAGCATGAGCATCCGACTCGACGGTGAAAATGCTGGAGAGTGGAAGGATTTCGAGAGTGGCGACAGCGGAGACCTGATCGACCTAGTGAGCAAGAACCTGGGGCTTACGCTCAAGGACAGCATGCATTGGCTCCAGCGCCGGTACGGTATCAGGGATGACGCGCCGAAACAGATCAGCAAAGTTTTAAAGCAAAAAAAGGTCAACGAACCAACAGTCCCGTCGCAATCTAATACTGGTGAGCTGCACAAGTTCCTAGAGAAGCGAGGGTTCAGAGACGTTGGTGAAATCTGCGCGAAGTACAAAATTCTAGAGACGGAAGATCTTGGCGCTGGAGTTGATTGCGTTTTTAGATTTTTCGATCAAGACCGAAAGCTAGTGTTTGTGAAAAACAAACCGCTGAACTATGACAGTCACCCTGGAACCTGCCACCAAAAAGATTTAAAGCAGATCTTGCTTGGCTGGCACACATTTCCCATGAACTCTAGAACCCTTTGGTTAGTCGAAGGCGAAATGGATTATATCGCCGCGACAGAGTTGGGCTTCCCTGCACTCAGTCTTCCGATGGGAAGCAACGGCATGAATTGGATAGACACGGAATGGGAAAATCTTGAGCTGTTCACTGAGATCGTGATAGCGACGGACCAAGATGATGCAGGTCACAAATGTGCAGACACCATCGCCAAGCGACTAGGTGACAGATGTTTGAGAGTTAATTTTCCAGCTAAGGATATCAACGACCTGCTAATTGATCACGGCATGGACGTCGCCAAAAGTATCTTAAAAGATTCCTACGAAAACGCTAAGTGGACCGACCCATCGTCACTCCAGAATGTTGCGAACTTTGCAGATGAAGTCGATGCGTTCTTTGATGCTGCGGAAGGTGAGCTTACTGGATTCGCCAGCGGGTGGGACAAGATCGATGAAGAGGATATTCGTTTCAGGTCTGGAGAGCTGTGGGGCGTGAGCGGGATCAACGGATCCGGTAAATCTATGTGGCTAAACCAGCTCTCTCTCAATGCAATCAGCCAAGGCAAGAAAGTATTAATCGCCAGTATGGAAATGACTCCCCGCTACACGCTTGGTCGAATGATGCGTCAAGCAACAGCTCAACGGATCCCGCACAAAGACCATAGAGGTAAGACCCTCGATTGGCTGTCACCAAATCTCTGGCTGTTCGTTGATACTCTCACCCCGAAACCTGATGACCTGCTAAAAGTATTCGAATATGCATACAGGCGATACGGCATTGACGTTTTCATTATCGACAGTATGACCAACCTGGTTCGACACGATGATTATCAAGGTCAGCAAGTCCTGATGGAGAAGCTGGTGAATTTCAAACTGGCATTCAAGACCACGCTCTTTCTAGTTACTCACGCCCGTAAAGGTGAAAGCGAAGCAAAGGCTCCAGGTAAATTCGACGTCAAAGGTTCTGGCGCCATTACTGATTTAGCTGACGGCTTCATGTCTGTGTGGAAAAACAAAGCCAAGGCAGAACACCTGAACATCTGCAAACAAACCGGTGCC